CGACAAGTTCGGCAAGTTCTCAGTGACCCCCAAACCCGGGGATATCTTCTACATCACGGGTGGGCAGCAACACATGGCGATCATCGAGACCATCACCTCGGGGTCTGCCGAAGCTGGGTACTTCACAGAACGGGATATCAGCGGCGGGCAGAATGTTGCTGGGTACAGGGGCATCTCCAGATCCGATCGGGTGTGGACTCGACAGGAAGATGGCTCGTGGGAGGTGCATCGAGCGGGAGGCAAGGACCTAGTCGGGGGCGACGGCCTCCATCTGTACGCCTTGGTAGACCTCGACAAGATGCTCTCAGGGGTGGACATTGATGCAAACACCCACCCCGTCAACGCGGACTCCACTGCGGGGTGGCAGGGGTCGGGTAGTGCCTCCGCACAGGTGGCGTCCAAGGAGAACTCGAAGACTGCGAACACGTCTCTCGATACGTCGGGCTTGGGGCAGAAGTTCCAAGACGTGCAGAGAGCCGCTGCCAAAGCAGTCAAGCTGGCCATCGACCAGATGGCCAACACGCCTCCCCTACGGATGTTGGTCAACCCTGCGTCCTTCAAGGTCTCCTCGGAGAAGGTCGTCTCCGATGGGAACTGGGGTCGGAACGGACCCATCGTCGAGCATTGGGGGGAGCAGCAAGACAAGGTCGAAGGCTCCGGGAAGCTCGCGGGGTTCTACGCGATCGATGCGAACGGGGGATCCCTTGGGAGCGTGGGCAACAGCCCCGGGCTCACTCGCATGGCTCGGAACTTCTCCCTCTCCTACCAGAACTTCCTATCGCTCTGGCTCTTGTACCGCAACAACGGGGGCGTGTGGCTCCCGGATGCCACGTCCACCCAGACGCAGAAGACTACCAATCTCGCCCTTGTGGGGTCGATCTACATCTTCTACGACAACATCATCTACATCGGGTCCTTCGACTCCTTCAACGTCACCGAATCCGACCTGAGCCCGTTCACGCTGGAGTACAGCTTCTCGTTCAGTGTGCGGGCCACCTATCTCCTCGATCAAACCGATCCCCACTTCACGTACGGTGCCCCGAAGTCATTTCCCTTGGGGACACCTTCGGTGTAGGAAGAATAAATGCCGCGAGGTCCTTTTCAGGGTACGTACCAGGGGGGAGTTCGACCCACTGTTGTGATGGGGCCCGATGCGGTCGTCTACATCAACGGGGAGACGGATATCGTCGGCTGCCCGAGTTGTCGGAAGCGCTTCGACTGGAACAAGTACATCACGTCGATTCAGACCGACTTGAGTGTTGACGGCGCTCCGGGGTCGGCGACGATCTCCCTCTCGATTCCTCGGCACTCGGTCGACGACTTCTACTTTGACGGCAACCCCATCATCACGGAAATGATGGAGGTCGAGATTTACAAGAAGGGGTTCTATCTCGTTGAGGGCGTCCCTCAGTACTACCCGACCTTCTGGGGGATCATCACGGAGGTCTCCGATTCGTACGCCGGTGGCGAGCACACCGTGAGTCTGCACTGCTCCGACATCCTCAAGTGGTGGGAGCTGTGCAAGATGAACATCAACCCGGCGTTCACGGCCGCTGCCGGGCAGTCGGGCCGGTCTCTTTTCGGCAACGTCTTCTTCGGGATGAATCCCTACGACGTCATCTGGACGTTGGCGCAGTCCTCCTTTGGGGACGTCGTCATTGGGACAGGGTCTCTGATCAGCCTCTACAAGGAGCAGGGGGGTCAGAAGCAAGTCTTCGATTCAGCCCTCTCGGACATCATGCTCTACTGGGAAGAACGCTTCTCCCGGATCCGCTCGAAGCTGGTTCTCTACGGAGTCAACGGAGTCGCTGTTCGAGGGGACTCCCTCTATGAGGCATACCGGGCTGGCAAGAAGGGGACGGTGGGCAAGCCCTTCGCTTCCCAGGCTGTCCGGACAGCCAACGGTGGGGCTGACGGCGGGCAGATGGTCTTCGACCCGACGGACCCCAGCGTCGTGGCCTTTCGGACGCAGTTCCAGAACGCGGGTCAGGTCAACTTCTGGCAGTCCGAGTATCAGACGAAGCTGGAGCTGGCGACCGCGGCGAAAGAAGCGATTGGCTTCGAGTTCTACATGGACTCGGATGGATCCATCGTGTTCAAACCCCCCTTCTACAACCTTGATGTCTTGAGCAACAAGCCTCTATCCTGGATCCAGGACATTGACATCATCGATTGGGACCTATCTGACTCTGAAGCTGAGGTGATCACCCAGGTTCAGATGCAGGGTGCTTTTGGGGGTTCTGTCGATTACGGGATGCCTCAAGAGGTGACTCCTTTCACCTCTGTCACAGACTACCATCTTCTCCGGAAGTACGGTTGGCGTACGCACACGTACAACTCTGAGTTTTTGGGGGATCCTCAGCTCATGTTCTACCATGGGCTCGATATCCTTGACCGCCTTAATTCAAAGAGGCATCGAGCATCCGTGACTATCCCTATGCGCCCTGAGCTGCGTTTGGGGTTCCCTATCTATCTCGCCCCCAAAGACCAGGTGTGGTATATCACGGGCATCTCCCACAATATCCAATTTGGGGGTCGGGCCACAACTACGCTCACGTTGACGGCGAAACGGCAGAAGTTCTTCGCTCCGAAGGGCATCGGCTCGATTGAGATGACGGGTTGGAAGGACTCCAGTGGGGGGCAGAGTACCCCTGCTGTGGGGAAGACGACCCTGCCCTACACCTCGAAGCAGCTCTCGAAGGGAGGGGCCTTCAACCTCAAGATCGGGGAAGCAGCTCAGCTTCCTCCCAATGTCGCCTCAGCACAGGGGGTCACGAAGGACAATCCCTACGCTCCTCTCATTCTACGTCACCCGAAGACGGGGCGATTCGTCGGCTACCCCAACGTGGTCATGGCTTACACGCGCCCGTTCTCTCCGTCGCCTGACGACTTGACGAAGAACAAGGGGCAGAAGAAGGCTGGGTACAACCCCTACACGGACAAGAGCGTCAAGCCGAAGATCGAGCAGACGGCGAAAGCTCTCTCGGACTACCTCGACAAGGCCTTGGTGAATGGCGACGAGGACCGGCTTCGAGAGAAGCACCTGACGAACCGATACCAGTACGGGCTCAACTCGGCCGGTGTCTACGTCTACGCCCACGACAAGAGCAAGGTGATCGGGGAGATTGTCCTTCTTCCTACGAAGAACTTGACGGTCTCCCCCGAGTCCAAGACGAAGACCTTCCCGGGCTCGACGGCGATGATTCGTCCTGTGTCGGATGAGCGCGGCTTCGAGGTCATTGGGCACTTCCGGTATGGGCGTGGGGTGTCTCTTCGAGATGGGAGCTTGGTCGCGTCTGGGGGTGTGAACGAGAAGGCCAACGTGGATCTTCAGCTCGCCCTCTCGGGGGACCTATTCGCGTCCTTGAATGCCCAATCCCAGGGGCTCACTTCGGTCGTTTCGGTCTACGCCAGTCCGGCTGATGCGGTCGCAAGACTTCAGCCGGAGGACCTTCAGACCGCCGGCATCATGAACCCGGACACCAAGCAGGCGGAGTTCACGAACACGGGGACCAACTTTGTGGACTCCGCTCCCTTGGGGTCTCCCGAGCAGGTTGGTGTGCCGGCCAGCGTCGAGGCAGGACAGCTCTCCCGAGCGCTCACCTTGGCGGAGCTGACGCTCTCAAAGGATGTGACGCTCCCGGACGAAAAGTGCGCTTGCACTCTCGGGCGCTCCGATCTCGCATTCATCAACGTGGGCTACCAGGTCAAGATCCTGAATGGGACGGCACCTGACAACAACAGCCTTCTCCAGCCGGGGACGGATGGGGTGTCTCTCTTCGGGAACCAGGGTCTCACGAATCTCGGAGACCCTGTGTCTGACAACTTGGCCGTCCCGAGTCCTGCTGAAGTGGCAACGAAGGTCGACACGTTCCTGTACACTCTCTACCAGGCTCTCGATGCGCCTCATCAAGAGTACGAGAAGGCCATCCGGGGAGACATTCTCACCGAACAGCAAGACTCCGGCTCAGGACCTTTCGGGCCCAACACCATCTCGGACTTCAACCCGCCCTTCTCCAGTCCGAATCGTGCGGAGCTGGGAGACCCGGAAGCTATCGCCAACCAGGTCAACTCCTCTTCGGCAAGCCTTGCCACGAACTGGCAGAACTTCGGGGACAAGCTTCGAGCGGGGGCTGAGAAGGCGCAGCTTCAGGGCGATATTCAGAAGCTCAAGGGCGAGATCGCCGATCTGAAGGCAGAGCTTTTGGCTCTGCCCCCGAGTGCTCAGGTCTT